CATTTACTTCACCTGTTGCAGATACACCTGTTAGTGTTATAAATGATGTTGCTTTTAGTACAAGAGTACCTAGTGATCCTGTAGCTGAAACACTTAGTAAGTTTTCATCTACCTGTGCTTCTACTGTTCCTATTGCACCAGTTGCAGATACACTGCCCAGTCTTTCGGATATGTCAATCTCAAAGCCACCTGCAGATACTGCTTCTATAGATCCTGTCAGTGCACTTTGTGTTACAGGAACACGATTTACACTTTTTACAGTTAGACCTGCACCGTTTACTGTAGATGTACCTACAACGCCAGTAATGTTTGGTGCTAGATTAATTTGTACTGAGCCAACAGAACCAGTTGCTGAGACACTTAGTAAAGCTTCACTTGTCTTAGCTTCTACTGTACCTAATGCACTTGTTCCAGTTACACCTGTTAGTGTTCTTGATACATTTACTACACCGTAACTAGATGCACCATATACACCAACACCGAACTTAGCTGTAGCTGCAACGACTGCCATTGTTTACCTCTTAGGCAATACGTATTACTGCGTTAGATGCGTCTGCTGCAGGAAACTCTATAGTTAAATCACCTGCTGTAGCACTGACTGTACCACCAAAGTCAATTACACATATTGCTTTGTTTGATGCAGAGGAGTTATATATAATACAACCTGCTGCTGAAGTTGTTACGTTAGAAAATACTTCATCTGTAAAGTCTACATGAGCAGTTGTGCTAGATACTGCAATAGTAGCACCATCTAGGTTTTGTCCACCTGCAGAATAATTAGTACCTGTTGCTTCGTCAGAGTTACCTGTAACATCTGAATAATTAGTTGTTGCTGCGCCATATGTACCAGACATACCGCTTTTAATTAGTGCAAGCTTTAAAGTATGGGTATCCATATCATGGACCGCACCAAGAAGTTCTTGTTTAAAACTTGTACACATTGCTGTTGTTATAGCCATGTTTGAATCCCTTTATATACAGTTAGAGAGGCCACTCTAAAAGCAGCCTCTCAATTTAATTTATTTATGCGAGTGCATCACGATCTACTTCTGAAGGAGAAGAGTCGCCTTGATCACTAACATCTACCATCCAAGCGTAAACACGAATTTTACCTGCTGTGAAAGTAGCACCAGAACCTGCAAATGTTAGGTCTAGTGTATCTGCTGTTGCAAGAGTAACATCATCTGAAGGTGTAGTAGATGGAGCATACGCACCATCAGCAGCACCGTCAATGTCAAATGCTGCAGCAAATTCGTCAGCATCTGCTGCGCCTAATGCTGCTGTAGCATCTGTACCTGTGTTTTGTGTTGCAGATTCTACAACTTGAAAACCTGCAGACATCACCCTTGTATTAGCAGGGATAGTTAAGCACTGAACTACGTCACCTGCTGAACAGTCAATAGCCTGTGCAGTTAGATCAATAGTTTTTTGTACCATATACGGTGATCGTCCACGTTGTGAACTACCGTGAGCAGGTAACAATAATGCAGTAAGAGTAGCCATTTGTTATCCCTCCCTTATGCCAAGTGGTACTTAGCGTTCACAAGAGCTTCTGGACGAAGGATCTTGCGACCATATAGATGCATACCTCTGACAATGTCAGCGAATGAATCTGGATCACGATATGTTTCAGTTTTGTTGATCTGCTCTGCAGTTGCAACGGCTGAATCGTGTCCTGCAACAATCATACCATAGTTAGTAGAAGAGTTCGTTCCTGTGAAGGAAGGACCAGTACCTACTGATGGCAAATTGTTTGAAGTGTATACACGGAAACCATGAATGTTTGTTCCGATTTGACCGTTCTGCAATCCAGAACCACCAAAGTCAGCGTTAAACAAACGTGAGTCTTCGTCTTTTAACAACTCCATGAATACAGGGTCTACTACCAACCAACGGCCTTGAGTATCCACATTCTGTTGATCCAACAGACGTGACATACGTGCAATAACTGTTAATGGGAAAGTATCTCCTGCGGCAGGAGTTGAGTCTGTTGCTCCACCTGTACGAGGTTGTAATGCTAGTGCATCACCTGCTGAACCTGCAAAGTCTGCAGCATCAATTTTCATTGATGATAGTAGTTCGTCAGTACCTGCAGTAGAAACTGCAACACTACCATTGACGGTTGCGTTTACAGTATTAGGCGTACCATGAATAGCAGACTGTTTAAAGCCTGTTAAGTAGCCAAGTACGTCTTGGTCAAACTGATCACCTAAACGGTAAGCAGCACGATCACTTGCAAGACCTTGGAAGTTGACGTGACTATGAGCTTCCTCAATATCATCAACCTTAAAAGCAAAGTAGTTAGCTTTGTCAATTGTTAATGAAAAGTCTTCATCGTCAAGATCCTGTGGTGTAATAGTTGTACCACGCTCATATGCTTTAACAGTAATCTCAGGTTCTTTAATGATTTTAACTGAGTCTCCCATCGCAGCAATCTCTCCAAAATAATCGGAGTTAGTAATTGCTTCACAGACAGATGCTTTGCGGAACGCAAGTTGCACCTGTTTGCTGTAAATAACAGGTGAGAAGTTACCGTTAGGTAGGTTTCCATAACCTGCAGCGGATGAAAATGCCATTTTAATTCTCCTTTAGCATTATATCACAGATGCAAACGACCAATGACTTAAACAGAGGCTAATTCTACTAGGGTGCGTTTTACAGAAAGTTGGCCTACCTTCTAATAAATCGGGCCATGAGATGTTAGGTTGTCCGAAAGCTTGTATTGTTGTTTGCTAGGTTTGTAAGAGGCACAGGTATTCCATCTCTACAGGGGCTGTGCCACTTACGGTATACATATAGTTATACTTATAAAAAACTATATGTCAATAGTTATCTGGCATTACCAGACAAGTCGTATACGAAAGTACCTGTACGTATTGCTTCCATAATATCGTCAGATCTTTTTTCGTATTCTTGTGCAGACATTTTTTGGACATCAGATTCTAATATTGCTTTAGAACCATCACTGCTATCTGGTTTGCTACGTGAGTTACGTGCATTTACAGAACGTGCAGCATCCTTGTCTGTATTTTTAGGTTTCTTTGTAGTAATACTTTTATCTGCTTTGTACAAATCAATTGCACGAGCAGCAGTTCTAGCATCACTAGCATTCTCATATAAAGCATCCTGTATTGATTTAGGTTGTTCATCGACCCAATTATGAAAATCATCTGTTTCCCGAATGTCTTCAAAGTCAGGATGTAATCGAAGTAACTCTGCCTCTGCTTTATCACGTGATGCGTTTAGTTGCATTTCATCTACAGCTTTAACACGATCTTCTAATGCAGCAGCTTGTTCCTTTGCTTTCTTAATTGCAATTGTTTCTACTATTGCTGCTACGTCAGGATACTTTGTAGCCCAAGCCTCAATGTCTTCGTCTGACTTGGGAAGGTTAATTTCTTTCTTAGTGGCATCGTTTAGTTGTGATTGTAGTGCATCTATTTTAGCAGCAAATTCTTTTTCTTTTTCCTGTTGATGTCTACGTAAATCACCATAACGTTTCTTAAAAGACTTTTCTTCTGGATTCTGTGGTTCAGGCTCAAGCTCTACTGCTTCACCTTTTTGTTCACTAAGTAACTGTTCTAGTTCCTCTTCGTCTTTCTTTAGTTTATCTTCATTGCTATATTTTTTATTTATAAAAGAAGTTTTAGCTTCTACTTGTTCTACTATTGAGTCTTGCATTTTATTTCCTTTCTAGGGCCACCGTAGCCATGTTGTATGGGGGATGAGTAGCTAGTGTATGTAGCAGATTAATGTGGTGTTACGCCACAGGTTGTACAGATTCTTCCATTGGCATATTCATTTCCGTTGGAATAGCTGCTGTAGTTTCATCCATAGGTTCTTCTTGCATACCAGTATCTTCTGCAAAAACTTCACCCATCTCAGGACCAAACAGTTTAGTTAAAACCTCACCTACTGGTGTATCAGAAACAGTATCTATTATACCTCTTTCTTCTTCACTTAGGTTTGTGTACCTATCGTACACTACTTGTTTATATTCGTCAAGACCTTCCATATTATTTCCTTTCTATAAAACCACCTTGTTTAAAACCACCTGTAAAACCTCTACCACTGCTAGTCCTTCTAAAACTACCAACTTTAGGAGATGACTTTTTAGTAGTTGACTTCCTAGAAGCTGCTGCTGCCTTGTTAGCCTTTGAAGTTGATTTTTTAGTTTTCTTTGGTTTAGGCTTTGGACGAGATACTGGTGTTCTACTAATACTTTGGTCATCATCATTATTTCTCTTAGGCGTTGCTCCCTTTTTATCTAATACAGAAGTTAGTTTTTTAGTTGTTTTTTTCTTCTTTTGTTTTTTAGGAGTTGTAACTGAACTAGTTGTACCTGAACTAGTTGTACCTTTCTTAGTAACTTTTGCGGCTTGTAAAAATCCACCTTTTTCAGCACGACCTTCATTGATAGCAGTGTTTACACTACTTCCATATTTTATAATTTGATCAATAGAAGACTCACCAAGTTGCATACCACCAAAATTTCTATTTGCACTTTTTAATCTACTTATTGCAGCAGCATCATTATTTTGTGCAAGGGCAACGTCAGAAGCATTTGCTTTTGCAAAAGAATCTTTAGCATTATTACTTCTTGCAACTAAAGCAAAGTGATTTGCAATTGCTGTATCGCCATTGTTAACAGCATTATCAAAATGTTGTTGTTGTCTTACATCAAGATTACCAGATACATTACCTGCGCTATCTTTCATATAACCCTGTACACCCTGTGCAGGTTTATAATCGGATAAACTATATTTTGCAGTGTACTTTTCGTAAAACGCATCACGTCCTTCTTTGCTAAAAGAACTAGCAATACCTCTACCTGCCCTTTTTAATCCTGCACCAATTTGTCCTAATCTGCCCTTTTCCATAAATTCTTTTATTCTAGGATCATTTTTCCATGTATCACCAAAATTGGCAGTTAATGCTGATTCTATTTTAGTACCTTCTCTTTTACCAAAACCCTGTGTAACTAAAGCAAGTGGCCCAGATAAAACTCCCATTCCTGCACCTATAGCCATTCCTTCTTTATTATCTAACCATGCATCTATTAAATTTTCTTTATGTGCATCTGATTTATCTGTAGCAGAAAGTAAATTATTATAGTCTTCTATTCTTTTTCTTTCTTTGTTTGTCTTCAAATCTTCTAGTAGTTTTTGTCCTGCTTTTCTTTCATCGTCAGAAGAACCACCAACTTGTGCAGTTTCTACACCTGTACCAGTTGTACTTCCTGTTACAGCATCTTCACTAGGATCTTTACCACCACCTGCTATATATTCATCATAACGAACAAAACCTGCAGGTACAGCAGATACTGGATTACCTAGATATTCGTTAATCATCATAGTGTCACCACTGGTAGGGTTAATATATTTTACAGGTTTATATTGATCACTTACGTCTGGTACAAATTCTGGTCGATCTACTTGTTCAGCAAAAACAGTTGGTGCTGTATACCCACCTACTGGGGGTGGTGTAGGCACAGGAGATGGTGGAGAAACTATCGGCATAAATGGCGGTGTGACTGGCTGTCCAGTAACTGGTTGATTGGCATACATTGATTCTTGATATCCCATAATGCCAGTATTTGATTGTGGTTGATTTGGTGATACAAACACTCCTTGTTGTGCATGTATTACACCACCTTCATTTTTCTTTTCTGGTTCTTCTTCTTCACCAGTAACAACTACAAGTAAGTCATCCATACTAAATGGTAAGTCATCAGGCATTGTGGCTTCTTCTGAATTACCCATCTGCCCCATTGCTTCCATTTTCTTTAGACCCATCTTAGCTTCTTGTCTAAGCTGCATAATTTTTTCTAACCCATGATAGCGAACCACATCAGCAGGTAAAACAAATTCACCCTCACTTAACATGGCAGGTATATCGTCACGAACTTCTTCTTTAGTACTTCCTATTGGTACATCGTTTCCTGACTCTTTGTCTACTTCACCACCTTCATCATAAAGGCCACCTTCTTTATCAAACATTTCCATTTCTTTATCCATGTTTTAAAACCTCATCCCTTAATAGTTTTAATCTTCGTAATTGATATATAGCACCCTGTGATCTATACATAGCAACAGACTCACTTGTTTGTTCCATTGTACGGTGTTGTTGTTCAATAAGAAAGTCTATATAACTTTCAAATTTAGACCACTGGGCTTGGTTGTTGACCAGTGCCTTGAGCTTGTTGAGGTGCTCCCTGTTGTCCTGCATTACCACTAAATCCTTGTTCTTGAGGTGTTGGTGCTTGGCCTACGCCTATTGTACCGCCACCTGCTCCTGATGTATCCATTGGGTTTGCACCTGCAGGTGCAGCACCTTGAGGCTGTTGCTCTTGTTGAAATGCTTTCATCAACTCAGCTTGTATAGCAGCATCACTCATGTTGTTAGTTACTTTGTCAGGGTCAAGATCAAGAGACTTTGCAATCTCACGAATAATATATTGAAACTTAGCAAATGGTGCAAGCGTTGGGTTGGACGCAACTTGCATAAACTGCATAAGTCTTTGGCTACGTACTTCGTTAGCCATTAGTGATTCAGTTCCTCTTGCCTTAATCTCCAAGTCACCTTTAATCTCAGGATCAAAGTCAAACTGCATATTAAAACGGAACATGCCCTCACCTAGTGGGCGTAGTAGATAATCATCTACATTCTTAATAACATTCTTAATGCTTCCACTAGCTGCACCCATAAGCATACTAATACCACTAGCGGTACGTCCTACACCCTGTACACCTGTCTGTCCATGCGCAAAGGATGGGAAACCTGTAGACTCATCTGCAAGCACTCGTGCCTTATCAAATAGCTGTAAGTTTTCTCCTGCAACATTAGGAAACTTAGTGCCAAAGATAGCTTGACCCGGAGCACCACCTTGTCTTCTAAATACTTTCCCTGGATATACTGATAAGTCTTGGCCTGGAACTAAGTTAGTTTCATCTACCTCTATCAACAGGTTGCCTGACAATACAGCATTATCTACAGCCATACGCATAAAACCATTCATAAGTGTTTGTGTATCGTCCATGTTTTCAGCGATACCTACACCAAAGAATGAGTATGGGTTTAGTTCATATGGTGCAGCCATGTATGGAATACGTGCA